TAAATCATGTTTCGTCGATAGTGACCGCCGGGATTTGTCTCAACTACCGTAGAATTTCTAATTCCAATCTGATGCATCACGTCCGCCGTAGTAACGTCTCCGAATATTAGAGCGGCCTTAAGCGACGTAACAGAACCAATGCTGTTAGCGACAAGAACGTCATCAGTCGTCGATACCATACAGTGAGGGCACGATCCGCCAAACTCACCGGTTAGTTTTTGGAAATACCAGTTGGCCGGGTCTGGGTCGGTGTCGACGAGCGTATAGACGCCAAAGGGGTATTTAATGAGATAAAGAACGCCCCGAAAATCAATTGCATCTACGATCGTCTCTGAGTCGCCGGGATAGCACTGATAAATTATTGGAGTCGTCAAAAAATCTTCATGGTCAGTGCCGGAGGAAACATAAACACTATGCGGGGAATTTTGATTACCCCAGGCCATATGAAGGTTTCGGTGAATAATTCCACCGATCGGTTGATAGGTGCCTGACCAGTCGGCCGGAGGCCTTTGAATGTTGTGCCTAAGCGCACTATTACCGCTGATTACTTGCACTGGGCTATAGCCGCTATAAATGAAAAGTTTTTTTACTCTTCCTTGGTCTTCGGCGCCGCCCTCAATCATTGAGACGTAGGGAGACAACGTTAGATTGTCTGGCGCTAAGTTCAAAGGAACGGTCGGGTCTTTTGCGACGAGGGAGCTATTAATTTGATCGGTCGCCCGCCAAATCCTACCGTCATTTAGGATTGCTACAATTCTTTGGGTGACTGAGTCTGGCCAAAAATCGAAAAAATATCTCACGCCACTCGGAAAGGGTGTGGAGTTAAACGCGATCGAGCCTGGTTCTGTTTCGATGCAGTCGTTTGAATAGGTGCAGTTGTAAGCGCGGGTCAGAGCGCCTACCGGAACCTTTGACGATGGGGCATCAGTAAAAAGCCCCCGAGAACCGAATTCAATTGGAAATTTAGCCCCTGAGTACATTCATTAATAGATTAACCAGTTCTTGTATCTCTGGTCATCTAACCTCGGGGTTAATCTTCCGTAGGCCTTATCAGTGGTAACGTCATTTTTGTTCTCGGCAAGTTGCATGGCCTTAAGAAGAGCTTTTGTTTGGTTGAAGAAATAAGCCGCTTTGGTGTCGTTGCTTTTTGAAATGTGCAGGTAATGAGCGGCGCCGAACTCTAAAATTTTTCTGAACTCTCTTGGAATTAATGGAACATTGTCGTCGGAGTCGACAAGGTCTGGTTGCGCTAAAATTACGTCGTAATCAACTTTGGTTTGCGTTGTGGTGTACTTATTGACGAACACATTCCATGTTGTTTCTGAGCGAGAATAGGTTGTGAATTTAGATGGGATGCCACTGCGAAGGCACCGCAAGGGGAATTTTTCTCGGAAGGTGTCTAAATCCATTCCGTAAATTCGGCCCTCATCCTCTTCCCGCTCTAATTCTTCTAATTGTCGATTCACGTAAATCCGCAAAGGCTCGACTAGGCGTAAAATTCCCGTTCCTAAATTGTAAGACAATGGGATGGAATTAAAAGCGGCAGTCCCATTGGTTGTCTCAACGTAGGTTTGATCGAGGGTGAAGGCGGTCATGCCGGCCGTATGCGTGCTAATCACATAGTAGGTTGGCATTCCGGTAATTAAAAGATACCGACCCGCTTGGCTAGCCGCAGGGGCAACAGAAAACGCCCCCGCCGAAGATCCGTTGGTTACCGAGACGGTTCCGGTGCTATAGGGGACTTCGAGCAATAGGGTTTTTGAGGTTCTAGCCCAAACCCAACAATCCCCAATATCGGGATCGAATTCGTTGCTACCGCTTAGAACTGATTTGTAGACGCTATCGACGTATTTTAGAGCGAGCGCGTGGAGCGGGGATGTGCCGTCAGTGGCTTCCCCGGCATTGAACAGAGCCCCTTTGACGAGGTCTGATGTTGAATAACTGTTGGCCATAGTTTCCTAGCTTCATACAGTGACGTAGTAACAGCCAATATCGTTTGCCGCGTTCGCCGTTCCGAAATAAGGGAAAATGGTTTCGCCGGACTGCAAAATAAAAGGATCATCAGTCGGGAATGAAAGCTGTAAGCCGGCGTTCGCCGGTAGGGCAACTTGGAGGTCCATGAACTCAGCAACCCAAACCTTAGTGATCGCTACGGCGCCGGCCGGGGCGGTCGTCGAAATTACCTGAAGCGAGTACATGCTCGAGTCTAGGGCCGCGTTTCCGCCTTTTGCTGCGTCAATCGGGCTTCGGGCTACAATGTAAATATCGCCTGTGGTCGTGTAAGCCGGAACTTCGATCGTGGTCAAAACCGCGAAGGTTGTGCCGTTATAATATTTATAGGTGAAAGTTCCGCCGGTTTGTCCGGTCGAAATGGTCATGCCAATCAAGCCGATCTGGCGTTTCGATTGGATATAAAACCCATCGTTGTTCGTTCCAGAGAAGATATTGGTCGCCGTGCCGGCGTCAACCGCCGCCGTGACTTCGGTGAAGACCGATCCGCTTGTGGCGAACTGGAATACTTTATAGCCGCCCGGAGCGAGCTTTCGGCAAATGCCAACCGTGTTGGTCCCGCTTGTGTTGTTGTGGGCTCTAGCGTTAAAAACCGCTAATTGGGCATTACTAGAAATGCCAACCGTGGCCTCTTTCCCCTTAGATGGGTATGCCGAAAAATAATTAAGAGCGCGGCTTCGAACTGACATTTTTTTCCGCTTCCTTAGGTTCCGCCAAAATTGAAGGCGTCACTGGTTTTTCGGCAGGTGTGCCATCCGGATGATATTTAATGCCATCACGGAAAAAGAAAGTGCCGTCTTCTTTCGAGACGTGTAACCGGTATGGCTGATGCTTAATCATCTTCCCGGTTTTTGGATCAACGATATGCGTGCGTACATCAAACTCGGACATTCAAACCCCCTACCAACCGATAACTTCGCACTGAAGGACTTGAGATGCAATAGCAACCGTTGAGGGTTGAGCCCCAACCTGTCCGGCTACCGCCACGACTCCGCCATTCGCGCCGCTTCCAGTGACGGTTAAATCACCGCCAGTGTTGGCGCCTAACAGATTAGCCCCGGCGTTTACGCGAGTGGTAGTGCCATCAGCCACGGCCGCATTTTTCAAAAGAAGGTCGTGCGTGTGCGCGGCCGTTCCCTGAATGGCTACTAGCTTTTGGTTTACCCGGTCGAAGCTCCAAGAATAACCAGAAGTCCCCGCGCCTATGATGCTGACCGATTCGACCACGTTTGGACACCCTAAGGCGCCCCCAGAGATCGGAACTCCGCCAGCGCCGTAGGTTTTCACCCCGTCGCCAAACGTCAAACTCACAAGATTGTGAGATCGACCTTCAACTCGGCGTTTTTGAATAAAGGCTACCGTAATATCGGCGGCCACTAAGTTAGCCATTAGAAACCTCCAAAAGGTTTAGGCGCTTGCGATCATTTTGGTCTGATTCAGAGCGACTTCAGGGTCATAATCCGCTTCGAGAACCAAAAACGCGCTACCAGAACTTGTCGCGGCAGTCGTTACGTTCAAGAGGATATGATCCCCAATCACGCAGTTGGCCGGCGTAATGTCCTTGTAGACGATGTTGTTGATCGCTTGGGTCGCCGGGATCGTAATCGTTCCAATGACCGTTTGCGTGGTCACAGAGTTCAACACGGTCGATCGGATAACCTGAACGACAACCGGGGCCGAAGAGTTCATGACGATCGTTACGTAGAGACCGACTCGAGTAATTCGAACGTTCTGAACGCAAAGATAGCTCATGGCGCTCGCGGGGATACCCGTTGAGGCCATGGAAGCTCCGGCTAGAGTTCCAAACTGAATGAGCGCAGGGCTCTTTTTTTCATAAGCCATTTTTATCCCCTTTATTACGTTGAAGTGAGGTGAATGATTCGGGCTTCACCGGCATTCGCCGTAGTCCAAACCACACCAAAATTTAGAATTCCGTACCAGGCTACGCCCCGGCTACGGCCGTAATCCGAAGGGATTTTGGCTCGCAATTCCGGATCTTCCGCAACGGCCATCGCGACCGCGTCGGTTCCGAAGAAAATCGCTTCGCCGCATACGCCGTTGAGACCTTTGGAACCCGAAAGGGCGCCAGTGTTATTGATCTCAATGAAGCGGATATTTTCCATTCGGCCAATTTCCGAATTGTACTTTGCTTCAGGGTCCGTATATCGGTGCCAGGGTTCCCAGGCCGGATCGGAGATGACGCCACGTTTGGCTTTGGTCGAGACCAAACCAATGTAGTCGTCGCCCTCGTAAGGCGGGATTAAAAGAGTCGTGTACATGTAATCGCGGATTTGTTCCACGTGGTACATGTCCAAGTTCGCAACCGCTTGCTGCGTTGCAGCGCCGCCGGTGTCGAAATTGATGCTCGAAACGCCAGTGGCTTCGGCCTTAATTTGACCCGTTTTGAAAGCCGCGAAAACCGCGTTATCCAAAACAACCTTCATTTGGTCGCGAAGGGCGCGTTGAACAATGTTTTGCATGTTGAAGGCGCTTAAATCATCAGAGAGAGAGGTGTAGGGCACCGAACGTCCCCATTCGTTCACGGTCACGGCAACAGTCGTGATGCTTAGAACGTCTTCAGGGATTGAGATGTTTTCGGTCAACACACCAGAGGTAGGCACCGTTAGGGCCGACACTCGGGAGATCGTGATCGATTCGCCCTTTTTCTTGCCGTAGCCGGGCTCGGGCGTCACGAACTGAAGGCCCTTCGTTTCCGCGATTGCCGCGTAGCGAAGCTGTTCGCTCATTTCGTGGTTTTTGTACACGCCTGTGGGGGCGTCAAAACTCCAAGTTTGTTCGGCCATGGTCTATTCTCTCCTATTAGTGAACTCGTCCCCTTTTGGAGTTCAAAGTTCTAACTTGTTCTGCGAAATTTTTAGGACCAGTGGGAGCTTTGTCGCCACTGGGTTGGATATGAGGTGAGCCACTCGTTCCAAGGTTTACCGGGGTTCCTTTGGGAAGCTCGGTAATCGTGGTGTTCTCACTTCCCCTTATCGTCGATAAAAAGGACCGGACTTCACTAGCCAGCCTTTTTTGCCCCTCTTCTTTAGGTAAGTTCGTAAGTTCAGGTAACTTATCCTTAAGAATTAATTGTACGGCTCTTTCGTGCGCTTTCAAATCAGAATTCGCGCTATAAAATTCAGACCAGAACGTCTCTTGTCGAGTTTTTTGTTCTTCCTTCTGGTGAATTTTGCCAAGTATTCGATTTTCAAGGATTTGAGCGGCTTGCTCGGCATCCGTATAAAGCACGTCTTCAAACTTTGGTTCGATCGCTTTAGGGGCAGTCGGGAGGATCTGAGTGGGTAAAATCTTGGTTTTGAGATCGTGGTTCTCTCTCTCGAGTCGCTCGGCTAGCTGTTTTAATTCTTCGGGAGACTTTGCTTCACTGAAGGGGCCTTTGTAGAAAGGCTCGTTGTGTTCCGGGGGCGCGGCTTCAACTTTAGGTTCCACTTTCGGGGGCGCCTGCGGAATGATGGGATTTGTCTCTGCCGGGCTTCCGGTCGTCACTTGTACTTCCATTAGATTATCTCTTTCGCTATTTGTTCAGACACCGAGATTTTCGCTTTTAGGAGATCCTCAATGTCAACAAGGGTACACAATTTTGCTACGCTTGCAACAAGCTTTGCTTCGCTTACCTCGCCACTCCTGAAAACCATTTGCTGTTCGGCGAGGATATTTTCGCGAACTTCTTTAAAAATAGGGGCCATTTCGGAAAGCAAAAAATAGGCTCGCTTCCCCTCATTCATTAGACTGACTTGTTCTTCGCTAATAGACATTTAAGGTGCCGTCATTCCTTGGTTCATCGCGGCCATTGGGGCCGAGCTTCCGTTTTCAGGTTTTGTTGCGCTAGCCTGGGGTATCTGCGATTGGGGATTTGAGCCCCTTCCGCCTTGTGTGTTTCCTTTTGCGTTTTGGGCTTGAGCTTGCGCTTCGGCCTGCATCTTCATTTCGGCCATTCGTTGCGCTTGCTCTTGGGCGGTCATCTTAATTTTGTCTTCATCAATGTCGAGCGATTTTACGATCTCACCCAATAATCGAGTGATTGAATAGTCTCTAGTGAACTCCTGAATCATCATGGGCGAGCTTCCAATGGATTGGAGTAGCGCTTGGATTTTTCTAAAGTCTTGAATTTTATTTAGGGTCTGAGATAGCCCGAAGACTTTATATTTCTTTCCAACCGCAGTTCGAGCAAAAAGCTCTTCATTGGGTGTGTTGGCTAAAATTTTAGCTCGCTCAACTCCAATAAGTGCCGACACGTCATTACTGTCTAGGTCGTTCATGTTTTGGGCCATCGTCATCCAAGATTTTTCTAGGATTTTCGAAACCCAGTTTTCTTCAATGAGTTTTACGACGCCGTTAAGGACGCCGGTAATGGTCTGGTTGCTAGCCACAACTTCAGTAGCCTTAACCGCTCTTTGAGCAAGCGAGCCCATTCTAGTGTCGTTGGTGAGCGCACTTTGTTGAAACTCCCTATCTGACATATTGAAAAGTTGGATGGCCTCTTGGCTCATTCCGCCGGTATCTAGTCTTTCAACTACCTTGCCTCCAGTAGGGCAGGCATTGTTCACCTGCAAAGCCATTCCCGGTCTAATACCGTCGGAAACTTGCGCGGGATTTTTAAGCCAGTTAATTCTAATTTGTTTGATGCCGTAAACGGAAGTCATGGCATCGTCGAGCATTAAGTTATAAAGCTCGTTAAGCGCGGTTCCTAGTCTGGTTGGCGCGTCCATTAAGGCTTTGTGCCAAACGGAATGGGGAACGTGCTGTAAATAACCGACAACAAATGGAGACTCTTCGTGCCAGTTTGGATTTGGTCTCGGCGGGATAATAACGTTACCGTTTAAGTCGATCGCCGCGACGTGGTTCTCAAATAAAATCTCACCAGTGAAGGGTTGAATGAAAGTTCCCCAGCACTCGTAAATTGTTACAATTTTTCGAAACGTCGAAAACGTTACGTTCTGGTTGGTTTCTCTCGATTTTTTTGCTTTTTGCAAATCGTCCTGTGAGCCTTGAATTCTTTTCACTGCCTCGAGATCGAAATAGGCGGGATGCTTTTTCGCCATCTTGAGAAGTTCGTGGTAGTCCATTTCGATTCGTTGAATCTCATAGAGCTTTCGTCCGGAAGGGTCAGGAAACCAATCCTCTTGGCGGAGCAATCCCAATTCTAATTGCCAAACTTCTTTGGTCTTCTTTTTAAGTCTTTTCTTCCCAACTTCGTTTTCAACGTCTTCGGTAAAATAGGTCGGGCTACTAATGTGTTTTCCGCCAACCTTAGCGACCATTAAGCTTCCCAAACAAGAAAGCGTTAACCCGTCTTGAACAAATTCAGAGAAACGGTTTTTTTGGGTTTGTCTTAGGAGAAGTTTTTCCATCTCCTTTGCCTTAATCAAAAGGGCATCGGGAGATGCGGCTGTGGGCTGGTCGGGGGCTTGGTCCGCCGGATCGGTAACACCGTCTTCATTTTCGATGCGAAACCAATCGCCTTGATCCATGAGCCCTTGTTGGAGGAACGAGGTAAGTTGCCCAACAGCCATGGGCTGTTTCGGCAAAAACTCCATGCTCTGCCCTTTAACCTTGTGGCTATAATCTTGGCGGAGGTGATAGGCGTCATAGTTTTCTCGGTTTTGTACTCGCCGAGTTCTAGAGGCATATTCTGCTTCCTCTTTGTAGTTCCAAATTATTTGCGCGATCTCAGCCCAACCTTCGGTATTGGGTTTCGCGTCCGGCGATGCATTTTCTTTTTCGCTCATCTCAAATCTCCCCCATTACCGTGGTCATGAAAACTATAGCTCGGGATCGGTATATCCTGGATATATTCCTGAGTGGTCTGTAAGAGCCTGCTTGCAATATACTGTAACGCATCGTGAGGATGCGAGTGTGCATCTTTAACGGGCCTAAGTTTATTAGGTTCGGCGTCAACCACTCTGTCCGGATAACGATAACCGCCTTGGAACCCGCGAGCAATCACTGGGCAGTTGGGTAAAGAGACCTTGAATGCCGGTCCCCGGTTAGTCCTTCGCACCAGAAAGTGCTCAACGCTCTTACGGCGCTCTTCCCAGGCAATAGCCCCCGGAATGATATTTTCAAACCCGTATTCGGTAATAATGTCCTGGCAGGTTGATTCGTCGGTGTCTTTTCTGAATTGCCCGGAAGGGTCAATAAAACAAAGGTAGTCTTTTCGAAAGTCTAAATACTTCGGAAAGAACGTTCTAATCTCGGGGACGATTGTAGCCAGAAACCGTTCGGCACCCATGTTAAATGCAGTCCACTCTTTTAAAACACAAAGTGCCTCGTCCTGGTATTGCGCCACAACACAGGCCGGCGTTAATCCGAAGTCGAAACCAATAAGAAGGGGTAGGCCGATGAAGGGTTCAATCTCGGTCTTCACTCCGTGCGTATTTACGTCCCAGTCTTGATACACCGGAAGCCCTTCGAACGTGTCCCAGCAAATTTCATATTCCTGGTTCCATTTCGCGCGCGGCATACTCTTTCGGGTTTCCTCAAGCGCTTTAGGGTCTTTTTTGGATGGATCGGCGGAGTAGTGAAGCTGAAAAATGGTAAACCCGTTTTTGGGGTTCTTCCAAATCTCAAGCCCTGGAATTGGAAATTTATGTTCGACCATGATGCTTCCCTGCCTCGAACTCGTCGAAAACTAATCTTTTGAAAAATCCCGGTGCGGCCGATGAAAGGCACACCACTTGTCCGCCGCCTTGGATAGTTGGGATAGCTGCCGCAAAAGATTCCTCGGCGTCGTCCCAGAAGGCCATCTCGTCAAACAACAACCGAGACATGGTGTATTGCCGGAGTTGGTCTGCGCCGGAAGGGAAACCTTGAACGAGGGAGTCAATCTGCGGGAAGCGCAGTTTGGTATAAGTGCGCTCAAATTTTGGAACGAGATCCTTAGGAAGTCGGTCATAGTCGAGGTTTTCAACGATGAAGGCTGATTTTTGAACAAGCTCGTCACTGTCCTCTTCTTTTTTGGAGACCATTCCCTGATGGCGACCAATGTGAAACATGGCATCCCAAGTAAAAAGAGCAACGTTAGTCCACGTCATGATCATTCGACGTGACTTGGGGCAAGCAATTTTATTGCAGTGCTGCCAAAGCCGAACGTAATACTGAATGTATGCCTTCTCCCATGGAAACGGTTTTATCGGCCGTTCTTTATCTGAAGGGTCTTTTGTCCGGACACATTTTAAGAATTCGATAGGGTCTAGGCGGATCTTTTCATAGCGCGCGAGAAGGTCTTCCTCGTCCGCGTAAATCCTGCCCTTTTCCCCTTCCATCTATTCTTTTTCGGCGAGTTCGGCTTTTTCTTTGCTCATTGCGGCCTTGGCGGGATTGCGTCCCATGCCTTTTGGGTTGCGCATTCCCATTGCCGAAGATTTTTTAGGGGAACCAACCTCTTGTCCGCCTAGCGCTGCCATGGGCTTAGAAATGTGCCCTTGGTGCAAGCTATCGAGCGGTTGTTTCGAGCTAGAAACGTCAACTCCATGAATCATCATTCCGGAAGCCATTTTTTAATCCCCTTGTTTGTTGTTCGTTAAAGACTTGGCGCCAGTGGCGTTTTTGAAACCCTGAGAGATGGCATTCGCTTTATCTTTGTCGATAATAGGTTCCGACATGGCAACTTGACGTGGTTTCGATTGCGCTAAATCAGAAACAGGAACCTTAACGCTTTCCATGTCTGTTCCGTGAATGTCCATTTTTATTCCTTATCGTCGCAATCGAGATCTACTTCGTTTGCGTTTGAGCCAGTCTTTTTAATCATGGCTTCGTTGTTTCCATAAGTATTGTAAAGCTCGCTCGCTTCAACCTTCACCGGCGTAATATCAACGCCATGAAGTTCCATTTTTTCGACTGAGGCTTCCGGAGCTTTGTCTACGTTGTCATTTTTTGCCATCGGGACCACCATTGAATAAGGTTTTCGGGGAATTCGTTTGCGGAATTTTAACACCCTCTTGGGCGGTTTTTTTGCGGTTCCGGAACGATTCAAGCTGAGTCAAAAATGTCTGCTTAGGTTTCGAATCGGCCATTTTCAGTTTTCCCCCACTACAAGTTATTCTTCACCCATTCATCGGCGGCGTCCAGTGGTTTAGAAGTGGGCTCTATATTTTGAACCTGCCCGTCTCCCTCGCCAACAAATTTCGGAGCATCCGGCGAAACCGTGATAGTACGCCCTGCGTCTCGCTTTTGGTCAAGCCTTTCGAAGAGTTCACGAATTGCACTGGTTTCGAGTTCCACTGTTTGTTTTGGCTTGCCCATCGCACGATCCATAATGTCGATCGCGGCGGTGAGTTTGGTTTGTGGTTTAGCAACAGGGTCTCTCATGACCGTCTCGACCGCATCCAAGGCTTCAGGGAGTAACTCTTTTAGCCTTTTGGTTATGTCTTTCCCAAAAAGCCTATGGTTAATCCGCTTCACCTCAAACTTCATACGATCGGACGCTAAAATGACGCTAAGGTTACCGGCGCTCATTCCAAGTTGTTCGGCTATGTCTTTCTGGGAATGGCCCAGCGCGGCTAGATAGGCAATCGTTTGGTATTTCGGCTTATTAAAATCGATCTCGGTTTGTCTCCAACTCGAAATAGCCACATCCTCGGGTCTTTCAATCCCGGCCTCCTGCATCTCCCTGACCGTTTTGTGGTCTAGCTTCACTTTTGGTGTTTCTGAATTTTCGTCACTCATAGTATTCATCTTAAGTTATCCTATTTTAGAATAAACCGACAACGGGGGCGCAATTGAGTCTTTCCACAACCATTAATTACAATTCCTCAAGTCAGTTCTCTTTTGCAAGCGGTTCGATATCGGTAACCTCTAGCGCCTCTTTAGTTTCTTCGATGGGTCTTTACCCGATAACCAACCCCGCAATCAGCACTCAATACAACGTTGTCGTTTCGGCTCTTTCCGGATTTACCGATAGTTTTACCGGCTCTGGCGGAGACACCGTCCAATATCAACTTTTAGTGAATGGAACTTGCTACTGGTATGACACGGTTGCCTTGGCGTGGTCTGTGGCCACTCAAGGGAGTTACGCCCAAAGCAACACAACCGCCCAAATAAATTCAAATGCGTCTACTTTGGTTTCATCGCTCGCTTTGAGTGGAAATATTTATATTTCAGTGGTTGCCATGCTTCATTCGAACAACGGAAGCACAACCCCAACTCTTACCTCGGTGACGTTGTCTTATACTTTCACAAATGCTTCGGTTGCTGCGATCTCTACCAACACAATCTCACTTTACCTTAAAGATATTCTCGCCGCTGTTCCCGCCTACAACGCTCAGCAACCGAACGTCCTTTACATTAAAAGCGACAAAGCTTTCATGCATTCCAATCGGCTAATTGTTCCTTTTTGCAAAACCGCCACTTTTGACTCAAGCGGATTTGTTTCTCTCGCGGTAATCGAAACGGAAACCCCAGGCTACCCACTACAATTCGGGATTAGCTTTTATGAAGGAAACTCTCGGAAAGAAGTTAAATTCCGGCCGGCGATTGTGCCAAACACGGCTAGCTCTTCTTTGAACGCTATTACCGTCGTCGACACGATAGACTTCGGTTAAGTCATTCTCTCTTTGTTAATTTCGAGAAGAATGTCATGAACCTTTTTCTCTGCCTCGTCACAACGATCAGATAACCATTGGGAGGCCTCTTGTTCCGAGACGTTTTCATCAGAGCCTTTCTCGAAAAGACTCGCTAGAGAATCGAGATAGCCAGAATAAAAAGCTAACTCTACGTCGCGGGCTTGGTGCGGGTCTTCGATTTGGCGCCCGCCGGAATAGCTTTTATAAAAACGAAAGAACGCATCCCGAATTGTTTTCATACGTCCTCTTTCAGGTAGTGTTCGACCATGTCTACGATCGCAGTCTCTTGACTCGTTAAGTGAGGTTCTTGTCGGACTAACTCACAATAATCCAAAGTCACTTTGATTTTTTTTTCGAGCTTGTCTGCAACCTCACCCTTCTCTTGGTAGTAAACCATTTGCTTTGCAAGCACGTTCAATCGCCTTCGAAGTTCTTCGATCTCTTCTTGTTCCATTGTGATCATTGACATCGTTTGTGTACCCAAATCCTTGCTTCCACCACAGTGGTCCCGTCGTCACCCTCATCTATGCATTTCATAAGTTGAGGATCGCAAGAGCACTCAGCACTTGGCTCATGCAAATTCTCGTCCTCGTCTTCCGGAACCATGTGGAGGCCTTCACATTCCAACTCTTTTTCGTCTTCATCGTACATTCTCACAAGCTAAAGAAACCTTACTTTGAAGGCACTGCGCTTTGCGCCAATTCAGCATCTTTTTTTGTCTCGGCAGTAATTCTCTCTTCAGCGGTTTTAATCGACATTCCGTAGTGATACCCAAAGACCGCATTTAAGACCCTGCCTGAGATTAACCAACGCTCTTGCTCCTCAAACGTTTTTAGCTCTTCAATGATCATTTTTTGTACCTTATCGGTAAGGTTTTGAACTTTACTAAAAGTGTCGATTACTTCTTTTTTGTTTTTTTTATCGGCCAACTTAATCTCTTTAGACGCTAAGGACTTGGCTTTTTTTCTAGAAGTCTTCTCTGGTTTGATTTTCTCGGCTGTTTTTTTCTTCATCGTTACTCCCTCTTATTTTAAATTTTCCATCTAACCGTTTTTGGTTTAGGAATTCTCGAAACCAACTCTTGTGAGGTTCCTGCATTGATTCACCAGGACCTTTGTCTACTAAATACCAAATCCCTTTTTCTACCGACAAGCCATAAACTTTCTGGATCGGTTCGAAGTTCTCAATCACATAGGTCCAGTAAGTCTTATCGTCGAGCCTTTGACCCGCTACCGATCCTCCGCCAGAACCAAGCGAAGGCAATTTAGTTTTAGCTTTAGCCTCTTCTTTTCTACGATCTAGCTCATCTTGATCGAACATATCCAACCCCAGGTTGAGAGCACACGTATACCAAATATAAGACTTACGCTTTCCCCATAGTTCAACCCCAACAATCTTCCTACTGCAACCTAATCGGTCTAGGTGTTCAGAAGAACAACATAGGCTTGGGCCACAGACCAACCAAATCTGCATCGGCGGAGGCGCTTTGTGCTGCCCCTACTATCTCGGATTTAACCGAACGCGTCCCAACCCATTGACACAACCCCAGTATAGAGTCGCACCTCGTAACCCTTCACTTGCTCGAGCGTTATTAAACGAACCCCAAGCTATGCTACCCCGTAAGGGAGGAACCCCAGTTCCCACGCAGATCACAGACCGTTGAGTCTCTCTACGATGTAGGCCCTATGAAGCTGGCCCCGCGCTTAATTTCCGATTGACTGTGTTATTCGGTGAGAAGTAACTTCCACTCAATCGTAGTTTAAGCACTTCGATAAAACCTCCGGGCGGAAAAAGCGTCAAGCTCTTTCTCCGGGGGTTTATTTTTAAGGGGGAAGAATGGGACGATTTACCTATATCGGTTACGATGAAGAACACGCCAAAGTTCAAACAGCCCTAAAAACTATTTTTGAATTAGCTGAGCACGCTTGCGACCAACTTGAAGACGGGAGAGCAAAGGCGTTGTGCCTAACAAAACTAGAGGAATCTTACATGTGGGCCGGTAAATCGATCCGAGATTCACAGATTAAAAAAAATAGCCCCCCGGCTGAAATTCCGCCAAGTGAAGTAAAATAATTTTGTCCGGTGCCGTGGTAGTAAAGCCCTTGTAGACCAATAAAGGATAGGGAGGGTTGAGTGCGAGCCGAATATGGGGACCAAATTCTTCCCCACTCGCAGCTAGAGGCGGCTTAAAAGGTTTAGAACTGCCGGGCCTCGTTCACTATCTTTTTTGATGCTTGCCTGGCGCGTTTTTTGTTTGGCTCTGGAACCACAAGCTCCTGATCGCATTTATCACACCAAACTAGTTCTCGTTTTGCCCCGTAAGCCCGAGCGGTTTTTTTCTTTCGGTGAATGTGTGCCATATATCAGTGGTCAGCTAAATCATATTCAGGCATAAAACACCCAACGTAATCGGCTTCGAAAAAACGAATCGGCCGAACGCGAGAGATCGCTTTCTTTTGAATGGCGGTTGCGAGGTTTGTTACGGTCTCGTCCCCACTACCGGCTTCCAACATACGGCGCCTAGTCATGCAAAATGCGACATGGTGAATTTTAGGTTTGCCCCAAAATACTAACGCGGCAAACTGCGGGTCCTGGGAAATGTGATTCGCGGGTTGTGAAAAATAGTCGTAAAGCCCTTGAGCGGTGAGTCGAACCCCAACGTGAGGGTGAGCCCCCACTGAAAGCAAAAGAACCTCAACCAAGCCCGAACAGTCCATCCCGGTGCCTTCCATAGGAAGGTCGCCGCCCCACAGATAGGGCTTATGGAGTAACGAAACTGCCGTGTCGTAAAGTAGTTTCATATAGGCTTGTTTTTAGTTAGAGGTTACCATCTAATTGTAACGCTCTATTTTTGGGATTGGGGAAAATATGTCAGGCGGCGGAAGAATTGAAACGTCCATCATCGCGCCCGGCGCGAACGGTAGCATTGGCGGCGGCGGTTCCTCGGGACAAATAGCGTATTGGAGCGCCGGGGCGACACTAGCCGGAAGTTCTGGGCTTACTTTTAACGGAAGCACCGTTGGCATCGGCGGAGCGGCGGCCTCAAACCTGGGCTTGCGCATATCCGGAACTATAACCTCCGGCAACATCACTCAATCTGCAATTTATTCGGCCGTAACCTTCCCGTCGGACGCGACCACTGCGGGCTACGGAATTAACATTTCCCCTAGTTCCGCTGCGAGCGCCTTCACCATGGGTCTCATGGCGGACGTGTTTGCTGATAGTCCAAGTCAGGGCGCGGGAAGCACGATCACTCGTTTTGTTAATTATTACGGAACGCAAGTCACCGGCACTATTTCGAACGCGGCATTTCTCGCGGACAATTCTTCTTTTTCTGGTTACTGGTTTTTAAATCAGTCAGGAACAACCAACAACCTACTTTCCGGCCCTCTAGCCATAGGGATTGGTTCCACGAGCGGTAACACTCTTCTTTCGATTCGGAAGGACCAGGCGGGAATAACGAGAGGAAGCGTAGTCAACGGCAGTGTCGGCGCCAATGCCTCGGCCCAGCTTCAACTTACCGGTGCGGATGACTTAAACATATTCTCGGACGGTTCCGGCAACGGAAGTCTTGCTGGTATTTCTTCGAGTGGCAATCATTCTGGTTTCCAAATCACACAGCTTGGCGCGAAACCGATTTACTTTAAAAACAATGGGGTCGTGGCCCTAACCTTAGATTCTTCTCAAAACGCTATTATCGGCGGCGCTCTTTACGTTGGAACCGGCGGAATTCAACTAAATTATAACGCTGTGGCCTCGGCGGTTTCTGCAATCACTTCCGGCGTAAGTACTGGGGCGGTTCTTGTTGGCGGAGACACCTCCAATACATCTGGAGGAACTATTAAGTTGTGGGGCCATACATCCTCCAGCCCAGACCAAATTGACTTTTCTACTGCCAACGTTCTTCGTATGAGCATTTCCGGCGCCGGGGACGTCAGTGTTAAATCTAGTGTGTCAGGGTTAGGCATGGTCGCTAATGGTGCAGGGCTCATAAATATTGTCGATAACGGGACACAAACCTACAACTTGGGAACGAATGCCAACGGGCTACTGATCGTTGTTAATAATTCAAACGGGGTGTCGGCAATTTTTCATGTTCATGACTGGAATGCCCCCGGCATCGCGATCATTTCAGATCCGGCAACCGCATTCTCTGTGACCGCCGGAACCGGCTCAAGAACAAACGTAACCAATCCCAGCCAGGCCGGCACTATCACCGTTGAAAACAAAACAGGGGCGACCCGTTCATACAACGTTATGTTTTATAGAGCTGCATAAAAAGGAGACATATGTCCGGGGCTATCGAAAGTAGAATTTTAGGAAGCACAAGCGGCGGCGGAACTAACCCGCTTACAACCAAAGGTGATCTCTTTACTTGGGATACCGGCGCGCAAAGGCTTCCAGTTGGAAGTGATGGGCAAGTCCTCACTGCCGACTCCGGACAGGCAACCGGACTAAAATGGGCGACCGTTTCTGGAACCGGAACGGTTACCTCGGTTGCGATGACTGTTCCTGCTTTTCTGTCAGTAGCCGGAAGCCCGGTTACAACAACGGGAACCCTAGCAATATCGCTTTCTGGAACCGCACTCCCAATCGCAAATGGCGGAACCGGGGCCACAACCGCGAACCCCGCATTTAACGCTTTATCCCCACTCACTACAAAGGGAGACGTTCTTGGATTTAGCACGGTAAACGCGCGCCTTGGCGTTGGCTCTGACGGGCAAGTTTTAACGGCGGACGCTGCGAGCACTCTAGGTTTTAAGTGGGCGGCGGCGGCCGGCGGAATAACGGCTTTAACCGGAGATGTTACGGCTTCGGGTTCCGGATCGGTAGCGGCAACTGTTGCTGCGATCGCAGGCGTGGCAGTGGGAACTCCAACCGGAACAGGAAATGTCGTTTTCTCGGCAGGCCCGACATTCACTGGAACTATTACAGCGGCGACAATCACCGCGTCCGGAAAAATCACCGGTTCGAATGCGACGAGCTTTACCGCATCGGGCTCAACTTATTGTTACGATATGACGGCAACGACGGCGCTTTTTGGCCGAATCTCCACGGCAGCGGATACAGGAACGATCACTTGGCAGTCGAACACCGCAACCAATAACGACACTCACGGCGGCGCGTCCATAAAGCTCACGGCAAACGACGCTACCGCTGCAAACTCCGGGTCGCTTGATTTATTCGCATTCGGAACCGGCGGAGCATCTACAAACCAAATTACGTTTAACGTTCGCGCCGGAGTTAGCACCACTAACGAGGTAATGAAGGTCGTTAATGGCGGCCTTTTGATGGACTCTGGTAAAGCCATCCAAATGCAAGGCTCTGGTGCCTTCACCTCGGGAACTGGTTTCACTACGATGCAGGGCCAAACGATTTTCGTTAATCATGGCGTTTATAGCGGAAATAGTAGCGCTGCGATCGACACCCGCGCCTTTTCTAGAAATGGATGGGGCCTTTCTGGTGATCTTGGAAGTGCTGCCACTACCTATGGATTTTGGATAGATCCTGCGCCAAAGTCGACGAGCACTACCCAATGGTCTGAGCTTTACACTTATGCGAATGGAAATACCGGAACGATCACTTGGACCGAAATGAACGCGGTCTTTATCGACCAACCAAACCTTTTCGCAAACAACACGGCCACTCGGCTCAATCAGATAAGAATTTATCCCCTAACTCCGGTCGCGGGAACTATCACAAACGGCGCCTTAATTGCCGATAACGTGGCATACACCGGAAAATGGAACATCAATTTAACTTCCACAAACCCGAGCCAATTCGGCGGATCTCTAATCGCGGGGCCTGGGTCTCTCGCGACTAACGCAACTGATGGGTTTTTGTACATTAGCGGCGGAAGCGGAACCCCAACGGGCGTGCCCACGACACAGACCGGAACCTACGCAATGTATTGGGACCACACCAATAAAAAGCTGTATGTTTATGACGGCTCGTGGCTAGGCGGAACGTCCCCTGGAATATTCGTTTAGGGTTGACAGTTCTTCAAAAAAAAATAGTCTTTGCGGTATGAAAATAGATTTTAATGTTGAACTGATTAATCCTCTTACTGAGGCCCCTTTTGAATTCGAAATGAAAGAAGGGCAGAAGGTAAAGAAATATAACCCCACACTAAAAACCGTGGCCGTTGAAAGCCTTAGTGTTTTAATGACAGGGGAAGAGATGTTAAGCGGCTTAGAAAAGTTTAAGCGCGGTCAACTCGCCGTCAAAATCAACAACGCTAAAGAGCCACTGGAAGTTTCAGTGGAAGAGGTTGCCCTCATTAAGGACATTACCGGGAAGCTTTATCCGCCGGTAACGATGGCCGCGATCTGGGGGTTACTTGAGAGCCTCGAAAGCCCGAATAAGGGTCCGACCTTAGTAGAAGGCACCTCGGGCAAGTAACCTTGTCCCAGTTGTCTTCCGAATTATCCTCAGGCGCACGATAAATAGAATATCCAATTCCGCAAGGGTATTGCTTTGGGTATTTCTTGTCGAACTTGTGAATTCTAAAATAATTTTTTCCCATAAATCAAAGTCCGGGGCGTTACCAGGAACGCTTCATTCTCGATTTAAAACATCCCTGGATATATCCCGACGTTTACGCCTAGATTTTCACCCGCGATGAATGTGAGTCTCCCCGCCACGGCCGCCCCCGCTGTGTTGGAGCGCCGGAGCAACCCACAACCAGATTTTACAGCATTCTGATATAATCATCTCGCTTTTAATAACGGGGGCCGTCATGAAATTTATTGTCCTACTTTCTCTCTTAATTCAGTCTCTCGCCTTCTCGGTAGAGCCTTTAACGATTACCCAGCTTCGGGCGCAAAAAGAGTTCGAGATTCGCGCGAAGACTGAAGGGTGGACCTTCACCTATGACGTGCGAAATATCGGGAAATGGGCAAAGGGCTTCAACCCCAAGTCATCGCAAGGCCCCATCTACTCCTTAGGCGTTGACCAAAAGCTTAAGAGCTTCGGAATTGATGCCTTTGGAAAAAAACTAATCCCCATTCTTGACCAGGGCCAATGCGGAAGTTGCGTCATTTTTTCCATAATGGGTAATTGGATGAACACCATGATCCTTCACGGGATGAACCCGCCTCTTCTTTCGATGCAGCAACTTATGAACTGCGGAACGGGAGGACAGTGTAACGGTGCGGACGGCGAGGGAGTCGCGGGGGATCTCGTGAACCTTAAGCAACTCCACACCGACGCCGACTACCCCTATACCGCCCGATCGGGAAGCTGCAAAAATGTAGCGGGTCAGGTTTATGGGAAGATCGACTCTTACCTAACCATTGATGGCTCGGTTCGTTCAATGCTCGCGGCCCTCCACAACGGTCAGCCGGTGAGTGTTGGAATTGGGGCGGATAACGCGTTTAGCTCTTACACGAGCGGTATTTTTAATGCGTGTAGTCCTTCGAGCATTGATCATTACGTTGTGATTGAAGAGATTAACTGCGAAACCTCGGTGGACGCTGATGGGAATTGCGCTTTCGACTCTAAGGGAAACCTTCCGCCCGGTATGGGTTGGGTTAAGGTTCGAAACTCTTGGAGCTTAAGCTATGGTGACCAGGGCTACATCAAAATGAAGATCACCGATAGCAAAGGTCGGCGTTGCCTGAACATCGCAAACGGTCAGGGCAACTCTCAAATTCTAGACGTTGGTATGCCTTTACCTGAGGATAAGCCAGTGACTTTCGTGGTTGAGTCCGGAGTCGTAAAACTCACGGCAACGGTTAATCCTGGCGCCGGCTACTCGGTCGACCAGGCCAAAGCCGCATTACAAAACGCGCTTAGCGCGATGGGGGACAAATGAGAACTTCACAACACTTTACAGCAATCGCCTTTCTTGTGTGTTTTCTAGCTGGTTGCGGGAAAGATCCCCAACCAGTTCCCGTTCCGGTCCCAGTTCCCCCGCTCGGGAGCTTCGTTGTGGCCGGCAAATTCATCAGCGTAAAAGGCGAAATGAAGTCTAACGCTGTTAGCGTCGAGACGGCGAAAGCTGCGGTGTCGGTAGCGGTGAAGCAACTCGAAAAATAAAGAGGGTTAAATGCCAAAATCAACAATGAACCCGATGGCCCTGGTTTGTTTCATTTGTATTACGGTTTTAGGCATCGCCGATCTCGGTTTTGTGGTTTTGGGCGGGGTTGGCTCTTCTCTTAGTTCCTTTATCGTCGGGCACTCAGTCTCAAGCATTCCCCATCTTTCCTTTTTCATCTTTATGATGGGGGCAATGGCCGGTCATTTATTTTTCGGCATGAAACAGTTACCTGATCCAACTAATCCGTGAGATTTGGCTGAGTCGCGGATCTCCATAGGCCATTGGTTCCATGTGAAGTAGGTATTTAGTACCCTTGTAGACTCGCCAAACGCTAACCATGCCCTCTTGGTGATCCCAGAATTCAATACGCTCGCCGAAGAAAAAGAGCTTTATTCGCATCCAACTGGTTAGTAGGCCGCCAACCTTTTTAATGTTCTCTTCCATAAACAACCCTCTAACTATTGCGTTAAAATTTTACCGCAGGCCATCTACTCGAATTTCTCCCTTTCGGGCACGAGTGCAATTCGGTCGAGAGGCACCCTATCACCGGCTTTCACCGCTGCGGCTATTCCCGAGAAAGAAAAGTAGGATCTCTGGAAAGATTTTTTCACCTCGGGAAACTTTAACGGGGCGGTCCTCTTGCGGTCCCTGGGAACACCGGAAGCCCAGGGCAACCGGCGGACCGCCCCTGAAAATTAAACTAAACTTGCTGCACTCGTATAAGTCGCCATCGGCATTGCCGCACTATTGCTTGCGACGCTTGTGTTCGCATACCGCAAGGCTATTTCATTTAACCCGTAGCTAGTGGAGCTTTGCGCAAAACCCTGGGCGGCTTCAATCTCCCTAGATGATCTTTCTTTGTGCCTATTTCTTTCCGCCAGCATATGAGGCGGATCTAAAAAGGGCGCACCGCAACTTCACACTCGGAAAGCTTCGCAACATATTCTTCGGGAATAGAACGAGCCGCTACCATGAAGGCAGATTTTTCGTCTTCCGCTAAAATGGTAGTTGGCTGAACAACAATCTTTGCTTGCTCTGTTTTATTTTCTTTCGACGGTTTGTAAATTACTGCGTATTGAAATATTTTCATAAATCTCCTAAGTCCTCCCACCAATCGGTAGTCTCTAAATTAAAATACAGCCAAAAATCTCCCATCTCCGGAGCGTAAATAACCCAGCCGTCATGAGAAGTCAGAGAAACCGAATAACCCTTAAGGTTCGTCAATTCTTCCGAGCGATCAAGAAAGCAAATAGGTTGTGCGAGTAATAAGTTGGCTGTTTTTTTGTGAAGAAAAACTCTCATTCAAGCACTCCTGAGAGTTCAATAGCTAGCCAGTTCCGGATTGGCAAGTGCCAATTGTTATAATTAAAAAATGGGAAACGGATACTTCGGGGGTAAAAAAGGACAAAGGCAGAGCGGTCGCGGCGACGTAGGCAGAACCGAAAAAGCCATGTCTACGGGGCACATGACACACCTGGGATTTAATTGGTGTCCCAGAGATGAAAGACCAAACCTGAGACTTAACGATGCTCAACGAGAAGAGATTAGGAAACGCTATCTCGCAGGCGAAAGCGCAAAACAATTAGCGGAAGAGTTTAAAGTGGGAAGACAAACAATGATCAAGGCGATTGGACATCACTTTGTTCCCCGACGGGATGGGTAGGCTTTTCGGTAAGTAGTTCGCTTGCGCATATCATCGCAAAAATCATATTGCAGTGCGGGTTGTGGTTCTGGAAACTGTAAGAGCGAATGGTCTCCAATAGCTTTTTCAATTTTCTGTTCTCTTCTTTGAGACACGAACAAAGCTCCGCAACAGCTAACGGGTTTATGATTGCGACGCGCTTCATTGCGGATTTACTGTCTGTGGTCATTTTCTCTTTCTTCCAAAAAAGCGTTCCATCTTTCGAACGGCATCTTTGTTGTTTTTATAAGGGACCCATGTGGCGGTTTGCCAAGAGTTTCCTATAGCAACGTAATGGCTTTCGTTGTCACAATAGATTTGACCAACCTTAAAAATCTCTGGCGGTTCATTCTCGTAAATGGTCACAAAACCAGCCATTCTCGGAGGTCCGTTGCGGCGATCGTAGCGTCGTTGGCGGGCATTCACTAGGGAAAGCCCATCGCTTTTCTAATCATCGTGCCAATGGCAATGCCGATCACAACGAGAACGAAAGTTTGGATTACGCGGGCCATCTAACACCACTGCATATGCAATACCGCCTTCATGAGCGCGGCAGCTAAGATCATTCCAGTTCCGAATAAAAAGCCATTCACTATCGAGCTAACTTGTGGGTTCATTTTTCCTCCATTAAAATTTTTTCGACACAAACCACGCGGCCTTTATGGGTTGCCCACAAAGCGTGGGTATCCCAGTCGGGTTTAAGTTCTGGTTTTGAGCCACAATAAACGAGCGGCGCCTTTTCTAGTTTTTCTTTGAGGATGCGATTAGCCCGATTAGCAACGGCTTTCATTTCGTCAGACCAGGGTAAAATATCCTCATCGTCATGCACGGACACGTCTTTGAAATCTTCCGCATTAAATTCCAAATCCCCTAAATTCATAACCCCTCTTCCATCTCGGTGACTGTGATCTTCACATGGAGCACCTCTTCGGCAAACCGAAAGAGCGCCGCGAGCACATCGCCGTCAAGGCAAACGAAATGCTCAAACCCCGCGCGATCCGTTGAAAGGGTGAATTGAAAGCCGTCATGGTCTACGTAAAGGCCGTCGCCTAGGTAGTGTTTATTCATTCGTGTTCTCCTTTGGCAAAGTGTCTTTAAATTCCTCGTGCTGTTCGCCGTCAAGCGAAACGCGCGTTAAGTCGTAATTGCGCATTTTAAGCCGGAGCATCAAATTATTTCCCGGTCCCAATTGATGCATAAGCCAGCCGATGCAATAAGGCTCTTTGTCGGAAGCAACGCTTTCGTGGCAAGCCATCGCGGAACTCTCGTTTCCTCGGTGAAGCGTTCCGGGCTCTGCGATCGTGCGACTTAGGGCCTTGTGTTTTTTTTGCGAATAGCCGTTGGGAATACGGTTGGGGTCGGTGTTTTTCTTCCAAGGGCACTTTTCACACTGGTTTTCTCGCCAAAGCCGTTTCATCTAAAGTTTCCCCAAAATTCTTGCTAACCGGGGAGCACTCGACTTCTCCACTGCAATCCCAGACCACTGGGCCGGCTAGCACAAACATTGTAATTCATCTAACGCAGTGAGTCTAGATGGAAAATCCATAGAAGTTTTAGCTGGGATACCCCTGGGGTAGGCACATGTGTGCATCCATAGGTGGGGGTTCGGGTTTAGGCAGTTGTCCATTGACGATGCTTTATTACTGTAAGGGCCACGCTTTAAAGCCTGCGAGGCGCTTTGAAGGTTGCCTTAAGCTCGCTTCCAATGAGGTGAGGTATACCTCGGGGTACCTTTTCCTCATGCTGCACCGCTTGGACGATTGTAGCCTGACGATAGGCGTTGGACGATACCAATCGGTTGACGATTGACCATGTGCATTCAAAGGAAACTAAGGTGTAGAGGGGTAATTCCCCTCCCTTGAGCGGCGCGTCTAGATAATATCCTTCAAGATCACACACATACATAAATACACTTCGTAGCTAGCCCCTTCTTTATGGGAACGAATTAGGGCCCTTCACCTTGGTTTCTATTGAACACCGCGCGTTGCATCCCAAACCTTTCCATACTACAGTGCACTCTATGCCACTCATACCCAAAGATAACAGCGCGTTACCCGGTTACGGCAACCAGGCCCTATTTGAGGCCCGAATACTTGCCGTGGTTGAGGAATGTTTTAGGTGTTACATGCTGCCTCTGGAATACGCGGCGTTGTGTAATCGGTTCAACCGTTGGGCGAGCACCAGGGCGCTAGACTTGCTCGAAACGGTCGAGGGGATGCTAGCTAATCAAGTGCTCATAACCACAACCCTCCCAAGTGGGAGGCGCTTCGTTTGGTCTATGCGTAATTGGAATGGGATGGACGAGTTTAGTCAAAGGCAGGCTTGCTACAATTTAGCTCAACTCTACATTCGAAAGGGCTCGAAACGTCAGCGTTTGGCCCTACATAACAACGTCGAGCGTGGGGTTGAATACCCGCCCATCCCCACATTCTTTACTAAGCCCCCTGAGGGGGAATAATGCGAGTATTCCAGTGCCCCAAATGTGAATGCGTGGGCGTTCATAGGGAATACCTATCGGCAACCAACCAACTCCGATGCCGCTGCAGGGAGTGTCAGTATACGTGGCGAGAGCCTGCGTCCGATAGACTGCCTAAGTTTGTCCAATCGTCTAATAGTTCGACACAATCTGAACAACCAACCAATCCCACGAGTTAACTCCATTTAGCGACCTATCGCCCTGAAACCGTCCATTACTTCGTCAATCTTCCTATCGTCAATCGTAGCTAATTCAATTGGCATTCCCCCTGCATTACTAATCATCAATCGTCGATAACGACGGGAATTAGGAGAATGTGAATGATTCGCTTTAATACACCGTCTAATTGTGGGCATCCTTTCGATTTAATTTTAAAAGACGTGCTCCGATATTGCGTCGATAACGAATTACCAATTGACCGTGCGTTTGAAGACTTTGATTACCCTGTCGATGCCGAACTGCGTGAATGCGTAATCGAGGCGGCCGAATACATTCTCGAAACCTTGAAAGGAAACGCCTAATGAAAGCCGTAATCAGCAAGAAGTTATCCGCAAAAGAGCGCCGTATCTACGCGCTAATCGCTCGTCAAGGGAACCTTTGGTTGAAAGGAAATAAGTAATGAAACTCACGCGCAAACAGATTGAGAACTATTACGAGAATGAATGTGCGTTTCGGGATTATGAGTTTAAGCGTGCATCGAGTTGGGGCAAGTGTTCGGTCGCTCGATCTATCAACTTACTCAACCCAACCAAGTATGCACTCGAAGACGCACTGAATGTGTTCGTTCGAGACGGTTACGGAACGATTGTTATCTATTTAGGAAAGGAAAAAAACAAATGAGGTACTTAAAACGAACGGGAGTATTCAAGGGTAACCAAGGCCGGTCGAGTTTTGATCCTAAATCAATGCAGGCGTGGTCTTATGATTGGTGGCAGTTCCTTGCAATTATCGACGGCAAAGTCACCTTCAATAACTATTACTATTCTTCTCCCACGCGCACGCACCAAGCGGCCGTTCGAAAACTTTTAAATCTATTCGGCGTGAAACACCGCTGTGTGAGTATTTCGACGGGTTTGCAAAATATCATCGGGGAAGTGCCTCGTGTGGAAGGGCAAATTGAAACCCTTCGCGAAGAGATTGCAACACCACGCTCACATGCTAGGAAAAATAAAGAGCGTCGCATGCAGATCATTCAATTGAAGGAATATATTAAGGAACTAAAACGCCTCGCAAAGGCCAAACGGTCTAGCGAATACAAAGGCAAAATTGACTTAAGTTTGTTACCCAAACCAACGCCTCTCACTGGATATCAAAAGGATCAACGCGAGAAACAGAAACAACTTAAACAATTACGAGACGCAAACCGCGTTCACGTACAAAGCGTTGAAGCGAATAGAGGCTCTTTTAAATTAGTGAAAGGCGGAAACAATGAATTCTAGACGCGGAATGCACGAATGCATATGTGCCCAATGTGCCGAGAACGCTTCGGGCTTCAAAGACTATTACGAGTGCTCGAAGTGCCACATGTACGGGCACATTATGGATCACTTCGCGTTGGACAAAGACAAAGAGTGTTGCGACGCGTGTGTTGAGGAAGAATTAGCGAAGGGAGAAGCGAAATGAGTAACCATAGTAAAGCCCCTTGGGGACTAGATCGCGGTAAGCAGGCGCTTTGGCTTGTGGACGCAGAGAACGTCGTAATAGCTAGGTTTGTATTAGCAGGTGACGAGGACGAAGCAACGGAACAGAAGGCTAATTCTCAATTGATTGCAACTGCGCCAGAGTTATTAGAATTCGTTAAGGCAGTTGTTAAGGAACAGAGTGAACACGGTGACAACGGTGACGCTGTTCTCATTCGGACGGGCGAAGCCTTAATTCGAAAGGTCACAACCAATGAATGAAGACTTTCGAACATTTTATTTTAAGCCGGGCTTTGAAAGTTTGGTTCCGTTGGTGAACTACATTGAAGACCAGTTCAAGGTTATGTGTGGCGTTGGGAGTGATTTTATAAATGTGTACACCACACGGCCGGAATTAGTTAAGCGAATTGAATTGGGTATTCGCCGATGGAATTCCGTCGATAAGAACGTTCAACTAGACCCTAAAGAGCACGGAGAATGATTATGAGAACAGTGAACAGAGTAATGCTGATTACGATCGCTTTGGTAATTGCAACCGCGTGCGGTAAAGAGCCCGCGCCGTTCGCCGCTGTAACCGTGTGCTCTGAAACGTTCACGGCATGTGTTGGTGCGGCCACTGCGAATTGCATTCAATCGGGAGAAACGATTACGGTCGATTACACATTCACGGGCGCAACTTCAATTCAACATGCGACGTGCGAAGCGAGTGCGAGTGGGGTTGTGGTTGGTTGCGACGTTGGAAGCCCACGCACGGCTTATTTAACGGACGCGGGATCAAACGTCGACGTATTAGCTTTCAAGCCCTCAAATTGTAGATTGGGGAACTAATGATCGAAGGAATTCTCATTGTAGCGGCCGGTATTCTTCTGGTGCCCATAGCGGTTTACGTTGTGGTTGCTTTAGTAATTCTAATCTTGGGAGTTATTGTAACGATTTTCGATTGAAACCCACACGCGCGCATGGAGCGCGAGGGGAAAACGAAACCGAGCCCGATTGCCACGAGCCCGGTTTCTCGCAAGGAAGACAACGAATGAATGAAAAAGACACTATCAAAATAGATTTGGAACGCAAGGCGAAGTGTATTTTGAAACTAATACACACGATTAATGAATACTTTGAAGCCTTCCACGAGCCGGTCCCAATTAAAGTGCTCAGCGCAAAGTATGCCCGTCTTTTCCAACGATTAGGCGGGTTTAGCGAAGTAATTGAAGAACTCTCGGCTTTCGGTCAAATTAGCGTTCTCATGCATAAGAGCGGGCGTAAGGATGTTTATCCGGCCGGCGTTGCAGTCGAGAACACGGAAGCTTCAAAAGTATTACATGGGTTGGGGGGAAAATGAGCGAAGACATTAAAAAAGAAACGCAATTCCTAGGCGGAGGCATCGGGAAGAATGCGGCTACAGTTACTAAAGAGCGCCGTAAAACGGCGGGAGATCCAACTGCACGCGAAGGTCGTAGGTTACTTCGAAAGACCGGAGACACGGTCCGTCCTTTTGGATGCGATCACATTGGAAGTGCGGCCTTTCATATTTATCGACTGAAAAATACACCTGTAGATAGACCGGTTCACATGGTTGTGTGCCAAACCCAAGTAGAAGAGTGCTCCGAAGGGGAAGCTGATTTTGCGCACAAGCAATTGCAACAAGCCTTAATGGAAGCGTTTGGGCGAGAGATACCAAAGCTTAGAAACCTGTAGTCACACGCGCACATGGAGCGCGAGTAACGAATGAAAATGTTGGGAGTGTTATGTTTACATTCAAGGAAAAATTCGACGGATTGCCAGGCGTCTACAAAATATCAAACGAGGAATACCACGCGTCTCCGGGGATCTCTAATTCTCACTTAATGCAGCTTAAGAAGACGCCGATGCACTATAAGCATTGGTTGACGACTGAGCAAAAGGAAACGGATGCGCTTCGCACTGGGAGTGCAGCGGGAACTTTAATTTTAGAGCCCGAAACGTTTCACTCGCGCTACATCGTAGCTCCGAAGTGCGATAAGCGAACGCGCGAAGGCAAAGCGATTTGGCAGGACATTCAAGACAAGGCCAATGGTCGCGAAATTATTTCGGATGCCGTGGCGTTTGAAGCCGAGCAAATTAGAGACTCGTTTCAAAAGACAATTGGAAGCTCGGCCTACAAAGGATTGTTTAGCGGCTTAATTGAATACTCTTTTTATTGGATTAAAGACGGCGTGCTCTGCAAATGCCGTCCGGATGTTCTCTCACGCCTGGGGATAATCACGGACCTTAAGACAACCTCGAGTGGCGCTTCACCGAGCGAGTTTCAACGCTCGATCGTTAATTACGGCTACGCAATGCAAGGCGCTTGGTACATCGAGGGAGTGCTTGAAGCCTTGAAACAAAGCGGTTGCAGTCTCCCTGAGGGGTTTGAGTTGCCTGGCGAATTCGTTTTAGTTCCCATTGAAAGCGAAGCGCCCTACGCGTGCGCAATGTACCAACTCGACACGCCATCGCTTATTGAAGGTGAATTGCAATGCGCCGACGCCTTGAAACTTTACAAGGAATGCACTGAGAAAAATCATTGGCCCGGTTACGAGCTAACGATCAAGCAAATTGGATTACCGGCATACGGATACAAAAGGAGTAACGAATGAATAAACATGCGGAGTTGTTTGAGAATGGAAAATGGGAGCGGGTTACCTGCGGGTCAGGCGGCGGTTGCACCACTTGGGTGATGAATGTTCCGGGCGGCTGGTTGTTCCGCGTAATTGACACGAGCGAAAGTGAGACTTTCACCACTACAACGTGTTTTGTTCCTTTTCCGAGGGAGGAAAAATGAAAAATGAATTAATGAAGTTTGAAGGGCGCTTTGATGAAGGGCAGCTTGAACTAATCAAGACGCAAATCTGCAAAGGTTCCTCTACGCCTGAATTGCAACTCTTCATCGAGGTATGCAAGCGGACCGGCCTTGACCCTTTCGCTAAGCAAATTTACGCAATCCAACGCGGCGGAAGAATGACAATCCAAGTTTCAATCGACGGTTGTCGCGTGGTTGCTGAGAGATCGGGACACTATCTAGGCCAACAAGGACCGTTTTGGTGCGGGGAAGACGGTGTCTGGAAGGACGTTTGGTTGGACAAGGAAACTCCCAAAGCTGCGAAGGTCGGCATTTGGAAAAAAGGGGCAACCGAGCCGGTGTGGGGCGTGGCCAACTACAGCGCTTATTCTGTGGCTAACGAAATGTGGCGCAAGATGCCGGCCAACATGATTGCGAAATGTGCCGAGGCTTTGGCCCTTCGAAAAGCGTTTCCAATGGACTTGTCAGGGCTTTACACCACTGAGGAAATGGAAAGCCAAGATGCGCCGCCAACGCTACACGCGCGCATGGAGCGCGACACGAATATCAACTCACGGTTCATCGAGGCTACAAAAGTAGAGCCAGAGTTACCTACTGTACAAAAACCAACCGTAGCGCAAGCAATGGTTAACGAAACTCAAAACAAGAGCCGTCCCTTTCATGATTATGTTATCCCGGCCGGCGTTCACACTGGGCAAAAACTAAGCTCATTCGACGACTCCACTCTCTCGGCCTACCGATCAGAGTTAAAGGCTCGCATCCCGAAAGCGGATATGGTGAATCAAGCTAAAATGATGGACATTGTCGACGCAATTAACCTTTACCTTGGGGCCGAATGAAGACGAGTTCCGCAAAAGCAAAAGGGCGTAGGCTTTGCGCTGAGTTGCGTGAAGCGCTTTTAAAAATTGGGCGTTGGCATAACATTTTACCTGAGGACATTGTTGTCACTCCGAGCGGGGTTACCGGCGAAGATTTGTATTTGTCTCCGCACGCAAGAAAGCTATTTAACTTTGCTATCGAGTGCAAAAATCAGGAAAATTTAAACGTGTGGAAAGCTTTTGAACAAGCTCAGTCACACGCAAAAGGCGGGGATAAAATTCCATTACTGGCTTTCAAACGAAATAAATCAAAGCTCATGGTGTGCCTTGAGTTGGAGCACTTTCTAAAACTTCTATGGCCAGACACTTCCCCGACATAATTGACGCTTATTTAGAGTTTACAAAAGGGCACGAGGCGACACCGAAAATTCATCTCTGGTCTTTTTTGTCGGTGATTGCCGCCGCTATGGAAAGGAAGGTGTGGCTTGAGCGAGGCTACTATCTTTTATACCCTAACCTTTACGTTTTTATTATTGGCCGCTCCGGCCTTGTTAAAAAATCAACCACGATGGGAGTCGCGGTCTCGATGCTCAAAGAAATACCGACGATCTCGGTAATGAGCGAAAGGCTTACGGCCTCGTCGTTAATCTCCCAATTGTGTTCCGCTCAGAAGAAATTCGAGTGGTACGGTCAGGAAATTCCACAGGCCCCAGTGTTCTCTTATGCGTCCGAGCTTTCCGTTTTTATGACGGAAGTTTTCGGAAGCATCATTGAACTTCTAACCACGTTTTATGACCCTACTGACCACAAGAAACCCTGGATATACAAAACGGTTGGAAAGGGAACGTTCAATATTCACGGCCCTTGCTTAAATCTTTTGGGAGGCTCAACCCAAGCGTGGCTCACTCGTTGTATTCCGGTCACCGAGATGGAAGGCGGTTTTGCATCGCGGGTTATTTTCGTTGTAGAGAATGCCGGGCCAAAGAAATTAGTGGCGTGGCCCGAAGTTCATCCAGAGATGCTAGACCACAGGCAAAAAATAGTTGAGGACTTGACCGACATTTCCAATATGGTTGGGCCAATGCAAGTTACCGACTCCGCCAAAAAATTCTTCAGCAATTGGTATGAGCACCACATGAGAGAAGTTCTTCCGGTAAACCAAGATTCAAGAATTTCTGGTTACATGGGAAGAAAGGGCGACACTCTTTTGAAGCTTGCTATGGTTCGCTCGGCATCCCGAAGTAGCGATCGTGTTCTAACTCTGGAACACCTCCAATGGGCAGGGCACAACCTAGAGTTAGTCGAAAGAGATATGAGGACCGCGTTTGATGTTAAGGCGACTGAAGACGAGTCACTCGTTTGGGACATTGTGGAGTTTGTGAGAAACCGTAGGATTGCCCCGCGCCACGAGGTAACAAAGCTTTTCAGTAATAAGTGTAGCCCGAAAGAAATTGAAACCGCATTAGGTGAAGCGTTGGAAGAGGGACACATTAAAGAGATTCGGGCGGAGAAAGATGGGGCCTATCTTATTTGCTACCAGATCGTCGATTAGGAGACTTAAGCTGGGAAGCCTTGTCCATAAAGGCTTTCACGGCTTGATAATTACAGTCTTTCGTTTCGTGGCAAAGCTTTTCAATAATTCCCTTCCAGGCCGCAAAGCTCGCGCTCTGAGTGCAAATCATTCCTTCTCGCTCTAAATCCCAGGCCGGCTTTGCAACGTCTCTCGTGTCAGGAATTAAGGTGTGAAAGCAAGTCGCTCCGCCCGGCCCCATATCGCCACACCACTCCGAGTCTGGAATAGTCACGGAAACACAACCATTCAACAGAATGGAAATTCCGATTAGGGTGAAGGCCACTACAACCAAAAAAAGAAGTTCTTTAGTTTTAGCTTCCATCGAAGTGTATTAGGTTCCCAAGCGTTTTTTTGAATACAATCGCAGCGGCTTCGATTTGTGCAGGGTCATTTGTTGCCTGAGCCGCTTTTAATTGCGCCACTGTCTCTTGATAATTCGCATTCTCTTCAATTACCTGCATGTCGATAATCTTAAAAGACGCGAATTTTTCTATCGCATCAAACACCTTTCCGCCAAGCCAATTAATAACAAACGCCGTTGCTAACCCAATAACCGGCCAACCCAAGAATGGGACGGCCGCAACGATCAGCGCAAAGGCCTCTTTCAAGGCGGCTGATCGCAATACATCGTTGATTACCACGTCGATAATATTGACTACTGGGTTAACAACGTCGGTCATAATTAGCCTTTCAACACTTCTACGTAGCGCGGAATGTACATCGCCATGGAAAAGGCGACTTCAATGCCTTCCGAAAAACTTAGGTCGGAAATTTCGGCGGGCACTTGACCCAAAACCACGCGAGCGGCTTCAAGCTTAGCTCTTAGGTCTGGGCTATTTTGCAAATCAGACCATAGCGCTCCGGCTTCCGCGATCGGGCCGCCGCCTTTTTTAACGACCTTGATAACTTCCAAAGCCACTTCATTTGCCGCGCCTAAAACTGCCTTTAGCGATTCAACTCCTACTGACATGGGTAACCTCCATTTTTTTTGTTGTTCGTTTTTTTTTGAGCCATTTCAAGGTGTGACACCTGAACTCTCATAATCTCCTGGGTTGTTTTCATGTCGCTCAGTTCCCGGTAAATATCTGCGTTCTCCGTGCGAATCGCTCTGAACTCGCCTCTACATTCCATCATCCACTCGGGCTCTGGTTTATATTCTTTCGTTTTTGGGTTCCGCGCTGCCTTCCATTTCACCAAAAAAGAAAGAGCCTCCCTTAGGACGAGTGAAACACCGACAACAATAGTGCCGACACCCTTGAGAAAAGCCGGATCGACGATCGTCATCTAGTTCTCCCAACCGAATAAATTTAAAAGACCGAAACTTATTGTCCCATTGAAAGGTCTTGCTGAACAGGTTGAGGTTGTCGTGCTGATTGAATTGCGTTACCGGCGCTCTGCATCACATTGCTGGTTGCCGCGACGCTGGGGGCGGACATTAAATACGTCGGTATTTTGCTGCCTTGAGCCCGTTTAATGAGTGCGGTTTTCGCGCCCCCGGCTAGCTCGTCCATAAAACGAATGGTTTCTAGAATTTTGGTCTGTTCGGCTTTGCTTGATGCTTGGCGCGCCAAATCTACGAGACCGTCATTAATAAGATAATCGACGGCCATTTTGTTGTTGTTGCTCGCTCGAAATAAACTCACGGCGAATTGCGCGGGCTTGGCGGCGAACTGCAATAAAGCGCTGCCCATTTTTTTAATCGCCTCTTGTTCGGACTCGTTCGGTTTATCGGCGAGGTTAGAAATTTTGTTAGCTTGCAAAGCCAACTGCCTAACAGAGCCTTGTTCGGCTTTGCTCATGATTACGTCGGTAACCTGTGGTCCCATAGACTTCATGGATTGAAGAATGGTTTTCCCATCAAGGTAGCCGGTAGATGGGTCAACGCCGTCGTTAATCATTCGGTTTACAATTTCACCGCGCAACTGTCCCCAACCCTCAGAGTTTTCACCTAAGGTGTTTTTGAGTGCGGTAAGCTGAGAGAGTCTTTTTGCTGGGGCCGCATTTAGAATGGAGGGAACCAGTAGCTGCCGTGTCGAATCATTCTTTAAAAGACCGTCAAGTTCGGCGAGGTTATTCAGGTGAGTTGAAGCCCGACCATAAGCATCGGCCGCTAACTTTTCTTCGGGCAACCCTGAGCCCGCAAACACAGAACTCTCAAAGGCTTGGCGATCTCCAATGGCCGCATGCTGCAAATTCTTAAATAGTTCCTGTTCTTGTGGAAAGTTGCCGCGAGCCTTATCGAACTTTGAAAGGTTCTGATATTTTCCGATTGCCTCATAGAATGAGGCCGGGGGAACTTGCCCGTTGTTGGAAAGAGAAATTCCCTTAAGGGTATTGTAGTCCTTCACAAGATCGCTAAGAACGCGGTTACCGTTCGGACTCTCAAGGGCAAATCTCGCCCCCTCTTCCGGCATTTGCGCAAAGCCAGAGTTAGCTTTAGCGAGACCGGCGCTATCGGTGTCCCCGACAATTTTAATTCCGTATTTATTGAAAGTTTTTTCCATCTCGGCCATTAGGCCTGATGGGTCGACCTTTTTCCCGGTTTTCCCAGCCAACTCTACCGCTTTGTCCTTCACGGCATCCAAGGTGCTCATGAGATTTTCGGTGACGCCGTCTACCGCCGATGCGGTTTGCTTACCAATAGCACCTTCTAGTGCCGATCCGCCGCCGCCGGCCGTGCGAGTAAGGCCCTGCATACTGTTCGTCACCCGCTCCAACTCTAATCGGATTGCGGTTTGTGCGCTTTTTTGTGTGGCCGCGTCAATCATCTCGCCCAGTTCTGGGCGCAGCAAAGTTTTGAGACCTTCGATCGCTGATTTTCCGGTGCTAGAGGCAAGGGCTGAGCCCATCCCCTTCATAACGCCCCAGCCGGCCAAATTGAAGCCTGCGCTTTTTAACGATTCATCGGCTAGCGTTGAAATATTGTCGGTCTTCTGTTCCGCTTCCGGGTGTGGAGAAAGCATATTCATGCCCGAGCGAACCAGTTGGTTAGTTCCCGCTTGGGCCGCTCCGCCGGCCGCTGCGCCCGCTGCCGCAACTGGTAGCGTTGACATTCCTCCGGTCGCCGCATCTAAAGGCACGCCTGCCGCGTCCACTGCGCCTTGAGTGGCTACGTTTGCCGCAAAGCCTGGAACCTGAGAAAGGTGATTAAGGGCAAAATCAATGACGCTGCCGAAAACTTTTTGGTCTACCTTTTGGAAGGGACCTTCTCCGTTAGGGCGAATATAAATTTGGTTATTTTTAACTGTAACGTTGTCCGGCCCGTAGACTGACTCCCATCCGGACTTTTGTTGGTCAAAAGTGGACCCAAGCCCCGATGCGTTTTTGCCGGCGACAAACATAAACCGATCTTTAAGCGACTTTGCCACATCGGTAACCGGTTGCCCTGCGATCGTTGCCTTATCATCAAACTGGCTAAGTGGGACCGGGTGTTCACCAATCTTCTCCGAGATTCCTTTGAGTTGTTTATCAAGGTCCTCGTCGTTAATTCTATCTAGCGCTTTTTTCTGGTCGCTCGGCATCTTGCTTCCGAGCGCCGCTAAAGCTTTGCTTAGGCTATCGTCATCGTCTTGAGCTTTTGCTTCGATTGGCTTTTCACCATTAGGAAGCCTTTGCGGTTCCTGGTCCTGCGGTCCCATTTGGGCAACCTGCATTCCGCCTTGTGCTGGGGCTTGAAGCGGGGTTGGTTTCTGATCCCCAAAAACGTCCCCAATCGTGGTTACGCTCGAAGCTGAATTGGGAATTTGAGACCCGAGACTTGATGGACCAATGGCGTTGCCGAAGGTTGGTCGAACGCCTGACTCAGTGTTTGCCATTATTTAAACCCGTATTTTGCCGCAACGTCATCAGGAAGAGGTTTGCCAATCGCTTTTTCAACTTTAGCGCGGCTCATTCCCTTTTTAGCGGCTTGTTGTAAAACTGCATCGGCCTGGGCGTCTAACGGTTTGGACTGCATTTTCGGCGCCGGGGTATTGTCACCCGAGTCCGAAGAGGCGTCACCGCCACGAATAGCTTTAAACTTACTGACCAAGTCTTTACCGAGCATCGCGGGCTTCCAGGCCTTAAGGTCGTCCACGGTCATTCCATATTTGGCGGCGCCCTGTTCGATTTGGCCTTGGATGTACTCGTTATTTTTTCCAATCGGAATTCTTTTTTGTAATAGCTCTAGTTCGCGGTTTTTTTGAACGTCGGCAATGGACTGAGCCATCGCTTCACGCATTTGAGTTAAGCGTGCGATCGCCGTTCCGACTTGCTCGTTGCCTTGAATATTTGCGATTTTATAAACTTCGGCCGCTATTTTGGAAGCCGATGAGATCCAATCGTTTCGCTCTTGGGCGCCGAGACTAACCTGAGTTGCCTGTGTTGCGATTGTGGCAATGTCGGCGCTCATTTCTTTAACGGTCTCAACGCTTGGGATAATCGTTCCGTTGTCGATATGTTGCTTAGTGGTATCGAACTTGGAAAGACCGCTCGATTGTCTCGCCGTCAAAACCATAATTGGGTCGGACGTGATGGCCTTCGAAAAGCCTTCCGCGATTTGCTGTTTCTTGGGATCGGCAATGGAGTTTCCGCGCGATTCAGAGCTAGCTAGCATTGCCGCGTTTCGAGCGCCTGTTTGAAGTGCCGTCATAGCATTTTTGGAACCGATAACCGGGCCGGCCATTTCATAAGCTTTTGCTTTGGCGTCCATCGGCGTTTTCGGGTCCATGATTGTGGCAAGTAGTTGCCCAATCTGTGGGCGCGCTTCGTTATCTTTCAGGTAGGGCAAAAAATTCGAAGGATCAACTCCCATTTGTTGAGCGGCAGCATTGAAGGCTTTGATTTTGGCCGAACGAGGGCCATCGAATTGTTCTTGGGCTATGTCGCTAACCATAGGAAGGAGAACCTTCCCCACTTGGATGTTGTGGTCTCGCTTTGTCTCTTCCATCTTCTGTTGCTGGGCCTGAAGATTCGCCTGCCTCATTTGGAGTTCAGACATAGAAGAGGCCCACTTCATCGAGGTAGTTGCCGTTGCATCGGCATTGGCTACCCCTTGAGAGAAACCCTGAGCGACTGCATCAATTCCTTCAGCCATAATTAAGCAACCTCGGTATTAACGAAAGAGGAACCAAAGCCGCCCGGAGTTCCGATCGAGGAACCGAACGAGTAGCTTGGGTTGGTGTTGACGGCGCCAATAGCAGAACCAAAGTTTGACCCTGTACTAGCCCCGCCTCCATATCCCATTCGATTGAAAAAATTGTTTTGTTGTTCTTGTTGATAGTTCATTCCGGCGATCGTGCCAATTCCGCCGCCAACTCCACTACCCAAGTTTCCAAGTGCGTTGCCCATCGTTATTCCGGCGGCAGCGCCATTTCCGGCAACACTCGCGGGGCCTCCAAAATTTATCGGTGAGGCCGTCGTTGCTCCAAGCACCGCGTTAGTGTTCCGGGTTGAGGCATAGCTATAGGCTTGTTGAACCGCACTGTCCGCAACGCCGGCCCGAGAGTAGGCAGTGTCAATTGCACTGGTCCCGGCCTGAAGTCCTTGTTGCTCTTGTCCAAACAAACTCGAAAACGTTCCGGCAACCTCCTGAAGTGCTTGTTGTTGCACCTGGGCGGTTAGTGAGTCGGTAGCCATATCGAACTGGGTCATGGCTTGAATGCCGGCCGTGGAAGTTCTAAAGCCAGGCCCCATTTGGGCGGCTAACTGATTTTCCAATTTCGCGCGTTGCTGTTCTCGTTGCGCCATGACTGGCGCCAGGTATTTAGAGGACTGGCCGTTTAAAAGTTGAAGGGTTTGTTGCCCGGCCGCTTTGACCGCTGGGTCTACCGCGTTCAACGCTTCCATTTGTTGCTTGATTTGCCCGAGCGAGGCATTAAGCGCGGACTGGCGATCGTTAATCATTGAGCCTATTGCCGCAAGTTCGCCGGGACTCATGCGCGATTCGCTAAGAGCGAGTTCCTGGGTATGCTGCCGCATTTGCTGTTCGCGATAGACGGCATACTCTTGGGCCGTCATTTGCTTCGCTGCGGCGTCGGCTTGTGCTCCGGCAGAGATTTCGCTTCCCGCAACCGTGGCACCGCCCGCGATCACCGCGCCCGCAATAATTGCCCCTGTTGTCCCAATGCTCATATGCTTAGCACCATAGTAGTAGTGTCCTTGTCCCCTATTTTAAACCCTGCCTCTTGATAAAGGCGAATAAGACCTGGACTCTTTGCCCACGTAAAAACAGAAAAGTTATTACGCTCTGCGATAGTTTTGGCTTCCCTGGCCAACATTTTAACCGCTGCGAGCGATTTTCGGCGGCTTACTTTGGGGTTCGTGACCATCCATTCGAAGGCCGTGAATGCCTTGGAATTGGTCGTATAAAGCCAGGCCGCCGCGTAATTTTTTAGACCGTCCGTAACGATCATCCCCCAGGTTGAGAGAATTTCGAGGGGAACCATTGGCCAATTGTGCTCCCTCCACCATTCACAAACCTCGGGATAGTCTTCCATTTCGAAAGACCTAATTTTTAGCTCTAGTTCAAACATCGTACAAAAAAGACCTTAATCAGCCTACAGTTTCCAAGTTCTGTTCCAAACGACTTTTTAGGAAAACGAGAGTGAAACATTCCCGATGGAAACAGGATTAGCTTGTTAAATTCCATGGGGCAGTAGTAGTTCATTTTCCAAGCCTCGTCCTTAAACCCTTCCAGGTAAAGCCGGTGAAACGTTTCTGCGTTGTCGTCCAGTCCGTGATCCGCCAATTCTTTTTTGGTTGGATGAAATGCCCAGTTAGTTTCTTTGTGGGTCCAGAATGCCGTTCCCCCTTGACACTCGGAGGGCTTCGTTAAATATAAAATTCCGGTGTAGTCCGCAATGTCTGAGTCCGTATGAATGTAGGTTTCGCTTTCCTCGTTTTCTTTGTAGCGGCGCCACATCACTACGCTTTCTCGGTCTACCGTTTTCTTGAGAAGAATAGAAATTTTAAAGAGACTAGGATCGTCTTTTGTACGGCAAATGCCGCGATAGCCAACCCCATTTCTTTTAACCTTTTTGTAGCGTGCCTTAAGTGCCGCACTTCGCTCCGCTTCCGGGTCCAAAAGAAAGTTATGTACCGTTAAAATCACTTCTATCGAATCTCCCTTACAAGGAGTCGAGTGTTTGTGAAATATGTTTTCACGCTAGCTGTGGTCGCGTCTGGATTGATTGCTAAATAAACCGCATAGGTATTAACGCCTGCCGGCGGAGAAAGGTCGATAGCCCTAAAAGCCGACGGTGGCATTGTAAATCTCGCGCCGCTAACTGCCGGTAGGTAACCATTAACGACTTGGTTCGAGATGACGGTTCCGTTCCTTAAAACCTGTACCCAGGCTCCGTAATTATTTCCACCAACGGTAGTTACCACAGTCAGGCAGGCCCCAACATCGTTGGTAGCAGCGGCCGTGGCATTATCATCAACCAACTGAATCTCAACGAGATAAGTTCCGGCACAGGTAAGCGTTTGGCTTAATGGTAAAAAAGCGGCTGGGGTTGTTGAGGTAAATCCGGTTCCCGAACGTCCGGCGTTAGTGCTCCCGCTTATTGCATAGTTTGGTAGAGCCATCATTGCCGTTGTGATAATTCCAGAATTCATTTGAGCGGCGCCAACACTAAGCGGTGCCATCATGTCATTTGTGATTTGTCCGGACGCAACCGCAATTCCAAAGTAAGAGCTTGTAGAGAGAGACGTTGACGTAAAAAGGGAAGCCCCGTCTGTCTGAATTTCTCCGATGCAACGATATAACTTCGAAGGATGAACACTGCCCAAAACGTCGTACTTTTTGTCGATGTAGGGGGCTACATTCGATATGAATTGCTGCCCGATACTTGAGATATATAGGTAGTAAGTCGTGCTAGCCCCGATCGTGGTTCCAGAGTCTAGGTTGTTTGTGTTGTTCCAAACTAAATGCACGTCATTGAAAGCGAAGGTTGTGCCGAATGAGCTTACTGTGGCACCTAGTTTTTTGGTTCGAACGTTGGCGGTGTCGACGTATGCTAGCTCCATGGTGTTGAGTGCCGAGAATGGGGCATACTCGTAGAAACTTCGGGCCGCCACACAAGCGGTCGTGTTTAGAATTATGATGCCAATTGGAATTGCGAGCGTTTCGTTCCATGAGCTTCCGTTGAAGCTTTTCCATTTACTCGTCGACAAATCAAACCAATAGTCCCCGCTAGCAGGGCTTGTTGGGGTTGCGTAAGAAACGTATGGTCGGTTGTAAGTAACCGCAAGACCCGGAGTGGTGTTATACGTCGCAAAAATCCAGGCTAACTTTTCGAGGGTTACCGTGTCTCCATTTGAAACCGTGACCCGAGGAATCCACACATTAGAGCTATCGAACGCAACGCCTCTTAGGCAATTCTTAAGGACGGTGTATTTAGGGGGTGTTCCCGTCCCGCTTCCATTAACGCCGATCGTGACATAAGCGCCGCCAAGAGTAGCCGAAACATAGAACGTGCCAGAAGTTAAAACAGTGACGTAATAAACGGTAGCCGCAGTAATTCCAGTTGGAAGGCTTCCGCCAGAGAAAATGATTTGATCGTTATTAGAAAGGCCGTGGGAAGCACAGGTTACTACCGCGTTACCAATCGGGTAACACGTTCCGGTTCCGGTCGAACTTGTATTTACGTTAGCCCCGCCAGCGCTAAGTGAAATATTAAAGGTGTCGCTCGTCTTTTGGTTTATGTAATACGTAGTTCCGGCGACAACACCAGTGGGTAAGCTTCCGCCAGAAAAAACCACTGCCTGAGAAGGTGTTAATCCATGATCAGTTGCCGTCACCACAGTGGGAGACGCGTTGCTAAAAGAAACCGAAAAACTAGTGTAAGTCGTAGCCATTGAGCAACTTAGCGTTGCTGAATTTATAGAAACCTCTCCGACAAAATACTCGGCACCGACCTTAAAGGCCGCATATTGTCCATTGAGCGCTGTAATATTAGAGCCTACCGATTTAATAAAAAGATCGGTATTTTGGCCGGCAATCTTGCTTGAGTTACCGGACAAAGTAGCGTCATTTAAAACGCAGGTGTTGTTAGAACCTGGTGCCGTCGAAAGCCCAGAGATCGTAATGTCCGCCGGAAAACTGTATTGAGTTCCCTGTAAATAGGTCACCAAGGGAGTGGCCGTTGCTTTTAGTGTGGCAGCGTTGGTTGCCCCACTCGGAACCAAAAACATGGGTTGATTATTCGAATCAGCCGCACCAGAAACAATTCTGGTAGAGGGAATTCCGGTAACGCCATTGATTAGCGTATTTAAACCCAAGATGGAATTAGCTGGAGAAGAATACCACTGTGCCTCGCCAGTGATGGCCTTGGTCATGTAGCGAAGTTCTTCAATTTCTTCGGCCGTGCTTGCCGCTAAGTGCTCAGAGCCAACGCTTCCAGGCGAAAGAACGGTCTGCATTTGGCTAACCGTTTGGCTAAAACTTGCCATTTTATCCGGAGAAAAATTCTGGATAATATTATTGAACTCATTGTTTAGGTCTGGTTGGTTTACCGTTTCGCCAGCCAACCAAACCTTCAATCGTGAAAATAGTCCGCCTGCCATTTATGCTCCCGCAATCATATTTTGTTCGTCGCCAGGTTTAAAATAAACCTTAGCGGAAACGATTTTTATAATTTGTCTAACGTCGGAATAAAGTCTCAAAGCGAGCCTTTTCCCAGTTCCGGATATTGGAACTGATGTTGTTAGCGTGCAATCGGACTCAACCGTTGAGGAGCCGAGAATCAACGAATCAAGGTCGCTAGTCCCTGACTTAAGAGAAAAGTTTCTTGTTCCGCGAAGCCTTCCGTCGATAAACCAATCCAAATTCAGGTCCCAGTTTCCAGTGGGAATAAACTCAATTTCAATTCTTTCGAAATTTTTATTGAGATTTGCAACCTGCGTTTGAAGGCTCTGATCCATGGCGGATAGATCGGTGTATCCTGTCATTACGTCGATATAATAGTCTCGAACGATATTGGTCAGTTCATTAACCCCATCCGGAGTAGTTCCAACCCATGGGTTTGCTGAGTCCATCAAGTAAACAAAACCAGAGTCGTCACCGTAGGCCGGTCTCGAAACCTTGTTAACATCCTTAACTAATCCAAGAGAGTTTGGACGGTCCTTGGTGCTCCACGCCGCGAGTGGCGGTTGGTTGAGTCTTTTGTAGTCTAAGTTCAAAATTCGGTTTGGCGTTTGTGAATCTGCCGACTGAAAAGAAACCTTGGCGATTTTTTTAAACGGATAATAAATCATGTTTCGTCGATAGTGACCGCCGGGATTTGTCTCAACTACCGTAGAATTTCTAATTCCAATCTGATGCATCACGTCCGCCGTAGTAAC